GGCTCCCATTGTCTTGGCGGGTGATGGCGATAGTGACCCACATCGCCACCTCGCGCAGTCGTCGCAAAATGTAATCCTTGTCGGCGCCGTCGTAGAGCGCCCCGTCGAGGTAGTCGGCATAATCCTTGACCATCCGCCGGGCCACTACCATGACTTCCATTTGCTCGGCGGTAGGCTTGAGGTATTCGAACGTCGACGGGTGCAATTGTGCGGTCATGGTGGCTTCCCCATAGGTGACTTCGCCATCCGGCTCCATCCCACCGTAAAACATATTGGCCACCCACAGGGAGCGGACCATGGCTTCAAGCGGGTTGATACGGCCGATTCCGGTGCGCCGCAAGGCGGCATTGAGCCGCTTGACACAGCCATCGTAGTCGCGGTTGGGGATTAGTTCCATTTCCTGCGCATCTTGTCGAGAAACTTGAACGGTCCCCAGCCGACCTTGCGCAGCACCGCGTTGGGGACAGTGAAATGCTGGCGCATTCCGTCGTTGCTATCGACCACCCATCGCTTGGGAATGGCGATGGCGCCTTCCGCCCCGACTACAAACATTTGCTTGCCGCACATGACGTAGACCGGATTGCCGTTCTTGGCGTGCAGCGACAGCAGGGAAGCGACGGCGCCCTTGCACCAGGCGTCGGGGTAATCGGGGTCGCAGCGCGCCATCCAGCCCTGCTGGGTTTCTTCGAGCACGACATGGCAGCGGTCGGGACGCAGCGCCTCTCCCATCCACCGCGCCGGCACCTTGAGCCAGGTACACTGGTAAAGCTGGCAGCTAAGCGGGCGCTCGCCGTAGATACCACACCCGGTGCCGGGGATCTGGTGATCGCAGCACCGGGTAGCCGGCTTTTGCAACTCCTCGACGGAAACAAGCTTGCAGCACAAGGTGCAGCCGCCGCAGGTTTTGTCGGGGTGGGCCATCAGGGGAACGTAGCAACAGCAGTGCCAAAGTTAAAGGTGTTGGATTTGCTGTCATAAACGCCGAGAATAGCACCGGTGACGTCGATTTGCCCCCATTTGGTCTCGCTAATGAACTGCAGGGTCTTGCTCGGGCTGACTTGCACCGTGGGCAGGTCCACGGTCCATTGCGGCCCGGCGGTGTTGAAGCCGGTAAAGGTGACATGGCATAGCTGCACCCCCAAGGTGAAGATTTGAATAGTGGCAGTCACCGCGGTGGCAGTACCGGTAACATCGGTCTCGGCGCCCATGAGCACCAGGCTCATGTTGGTGGCGGTCCATTCCTCCATCGTCATTGCCAGCTCGCCGCTGATCTCAATGACGATGCTCATGTCCTTCTGGCGGATGCCGGTACGGGCATTGAAGTGATCGAGGATGGTAGCTTTCGGCGTCACCTCGAACGCCTGCACGTAGCCGGCGTCGTTCTGCATGGTGTCGCTTGGCCGCTGGATCTTCACCGATCCACCGCCGGCGTAGTAGTTGAAGGCATTCGGGCTGGTAAGCGAGATGGGCATTGCATTATCTCCTTGTTGTTGCGGACGCGAGTTCGTCCATGCTGACAGGGTAGTCGATGGCGATGTTGAGCTGACCACGACCGTCCATGGTCGAGCCGGTTTGATAGTCGGTCTCGGTGCCCAGGTAATCGACCTTGCCGGAGCCGGTGACCAAGCCACGCAGCACGGTATCATTGCCAAGTAAGATGATGAGCGCAGCGCGCCAAGCGTTGATGTCCTCGCCGCTGTTGAGGTTGGCCGGGGTACGGTCGTCGAGCACCACGAACATTTGCGGGTACATGCGGGCAATGCTTTGCGCCATGCCTGGGGGTATGGCGTCGGGGCGGGCGCGCACCGGCGCTGGATCGGGGACGGTCTCGGTGCCATCCATGAGCAGCAAAGCCGGGGTATTGCTGTAGTCGGAGAGCTTGTAATTGCGCGCCACAAGCCGCACCGGCGGCCCGGTAGTGCCCACGGTGCCGAACATGGTCAGCGATTGGAGGATGACCAGCAGCCGTTTGAGGATTTGCTCGCGCCTATCCACGGCAATGGCACTCCCACAGCAGCACCTCGCCGCCCGGCGACAGCGGCGCTGGCTTGCTCACCATGTGCAAAGCATTGCCGAAGGCGTCGACAAACAAGGTTTCCATGGTCGGCTCGATGGTGAGACCGTCGGCGGCGATCCAGACATGGCGGTCGCCGATGGCAATCATGGCGCCATAAAGCGAGCCAGGCATGAAGGTGCCGACAAAGGCAGTGACCGGATAGTCGATGCCGTCGAGCCGCAGGTCGCAGGTGTTGTAACCACCGGCGCCCCTGGCGATGGAGTCGGCAACTTGCGACGGGGTCATACGATGAAAGGTCCGGTGCGATTTTGGCGCAGCAGCAGGTAGTACCTTTGGCCGTAGACGGTGGTGCCGAAGTAACCCATCTGCTGCTGCATGATCAGCTTGATGTCATAGCTGTAGCCAACCGGCCCGACATGCTCGCTAGTGAGAAAGCCGGGACCAGTGCCACCGCCTTGCAGTTGCTCGCTCTTGAGCGTGTGCGCGGCGAGGTACTCGATGGCAAGAAAGGCGTCTTGCGGATCCCAGGAATCGTCGACTTGCAGCGTCGCCTCGTTGAGCACCAACTGCACTAGCGGGTCCGGGTAGCTGGTGCTGGTAAAGGTGGGGAAGCGAGCGCGGAAATCGCTGACGCCCGGCGGCGTTCCGGTGAAGGGCATGGTGCCCCCTTAATGCCGCGGTGCGAGCTTGGGCTCCTCGTGCGGCTTCTCCTCGTGCGCCTTGCCATGGCCACCACCGCCGATACGCAGGGGCGAGCCCTTCTCCTGGCGCTGTTGCAGCGCCTTGAGCATGGCCTCGTCCAACTCCACCTCGACCTCATTGACCGGGGGGCCTTCCGGCTCCTTGGCTTCGGCCGCGGGCGGCGGCGGGGGTGGTGGCGGCTCCTTTGGCGGAAGCGGCGGCACGGTGACGTAACTTCCATCCGCGGCGGTGACCACGAAGGCACCGGTGCCGGTATTGACAAGCTTTACCTTGGGCATGGAAACCTCCTTTTGCCCGTTGCGTTGACGCGATGAAAACTCGACGCATATTTTGCGTGCGTTAGCAGCCGTCCATGTAGCGAACGCTTCCTGGGCGGCGGATCTCAAGCCCGCCAAATCTAAAGATTCCCGGCACATCGAAGCGGATGGGACCGCTTTGGAAAACGGGGAGGAATCTGTGCGGCATCGGGATGTGGACTTTGAGGATCTGCGGGTCGCGGCGGTAGAACACCGCCCGCGTGGTCGCGCCAGCGCCGGAGGTATCGAGACCGCGAACCGCCCGCATGAACAACCGCTGCCCGGTGGTCTGGGTATACTGGTTGTTCTGCTCGATCCAGCTCCACAACGTCATCGTGGTGTTGGTGAGCTGGGTCGATCCCAAGTAAGTCGCCACCGCCAGCGGCCACAGGATGGTGTCCGCCATTTCGATGGTCTGCGTGCTCGACCAGATGCCGGTGAGCGCCGCATTGACGTCGCGGATGATTTGCGCCGGGGTCTTGCTGGCGAAGGTCGTGCTCGACCCGGTGCCGTCCGCGGGGATCGACTGGATGGTGATGGCGCCATCGTTGAACAGGCCGGTCCAACCCTTGACCGGATCTCCCCTCAACGTCGCGTTGTCGATAAATTCCTCCGACGCACGCCGGGCCGCTTCCGCCCGATCCGTGGTCAGATTCATATTCAGGAGCTGGGACTGGCCAAGCTCCTGAAGCGTATATCTGTAGCCGATGCCGGCCATTTCGATGCCATGCTCGAAACGGTTGCGGCGAACATCGCCGACCGGCACATCATCAGCCATGTGGTTGAACCACGTGGCCGCACCGAACTTGTCGGAGCTGAAGAAGGTGACACTGGGGGCCCACTCCGGCGCCGACGTGTCGATGGGGATGAGCTGCCGGTACAGGATGTCAGGATACTGGACCTTGTAGACCAGCGGCTCCAGATACGAGATCTGCGACACCAGGAAGCCCAGCGCCTGCTGGACGGTGTCGTTCATATTGTAGCGCAACATTGAGAAATCTCCTCATTGTGGTGCTCCCCGCAACAAGGATGATTTGGACTCGCTTAGTTAGACCATGGTGCCGAGTTCGATAAGACCAACGGCAGCGCCGGCGGTGGTGGTGACCCACTTGGCGCCGGGGATCTGGGTGAAGCCGGCGGCGGTGGCGTTCTGCAGCGCACCGGTCGTGGTGCTGTACCAGACCGGGTCGCCAGGCACGGCGGCGGCGCCGCCATTGACCACGGCAATGATGCCGAAGTTGAGCACCGCGACTTCGGTGTTCTGGTAGTAGATGTCGGGGGTGTTGCTTGGTGCCAGCGACGGGTCGAGGGTGACGTCGCGGACGGAGATTCCCCTAATCTTGGCACCACCGATCACGCAGCCGTCATCATTGACGCCCTGGCCAACTGCAAGCCCGAAGGCGATACCGGCCACGGTCTCGCAGTTAAGGCTGATCACGTTGGCAAGCTCCATGTCGGGCATTTCACCGACCACATACGGCACCAGGCTGATGCCGGTGGCATAGGTCGGCTGCACGTTATAGATCGTCATTGATTCAGTCTCCTGTTTTTCAAGGTGGGTAAGCGAAGCGGTAATGGCGCGTTACCGCGCCACTTGGTCCTTGCCCCAGTTCTCGCCGCGCCACTGGTTCGCCAGGCCGTCGACCATCTCGTAATAGGCTTTGTCCTGCGGGCTCATGGCAGTACGGCTATCCTGGAATCCGGGCCTCGGGGTGTAGCCATCCCGCAGGCCGCCGCTGATGAACTTGGCGGTATCCTGCCAGCCGGCGCCGTTGGGCGGCGAGGCGGTAAGGGTAGCAAACGACGCAGCGATGGCGTCGTCGCTCCACTTGGCCGCGGCATCGCCCATCTTGGTGGTCACTACCAGGCGGCGCATGTCGGCGACCGGCATGGTGGCAAGATTGGGGTGCTCGCCGATGAGGGCGACGGTCTTGGCCCGGGTGTCGGCAAGCTCGCTGATGCGGGCGTTGAGGGCTTCCGGCGACACCTGCCCCTTGAGGTCGGCGACCTGCTTGGTCAAGGTGGCGATGGTGGCGGCGTCTTCCTCCTTCCGCTTCTTGTTCTTCTTATCCTCCTCCTCGTCCTCGTCGTCGTCCTCTTCCTGATCGCGCTTGTACTTGGCGATCACGGCATCCTTGGCGGACAAGGCCTTGAGGATGATGTCGGCGGCGTAGGCGGGCACTTGCACCTCCAAGCCGTCAATGGTCACAGTGCGAAGATTCATGGAGTTACCTCCTGTTTGCGTTGCGTCACCAAATGTCAGCTTGTCTCCGCCTCTTGCCCTGGTGACAAAGGCAACGTGATTGACGCGGATGTCCTTTTGTGAGCAGTCGTACTCGTCGCCGTCGACGGTGGCGCCGGGCGTGAAGTCGAGGTCGCAGGAATAGCCGACGCTTAGTTCACGCTTGCCTTCCTGGAACTCGCGCACGGTCTGCGCGTCGCATACCGTCATCGGTACGCGAATGAACTCGCCGTCGCGGACGATGTCCTCGCCGGTGTAGCCGACCGCATAGGTCTTCCAGTTGCTGGAATCGACCATGACCGGCGGGTGGTCATTGGTGATCGGGCGGCTGCTAAAAGACGAGAAGCTGTCGCGGTTGAACACCTGCTGCGGCGGCCGATAGACGCGCACCACCTGGCGCAGGTCGCCAAGCTCGGAGCCGCGATAAAGCTGAATGCCGGCGCGGGCCACCCGCGGCCGCGCCGCCATGTAACCGTCGCTGCGCATATGCACCGACTTGCGGTCAAGCACGATGATATCGTTGACCTTCCAATGCTCGCCGTCGCGGCTAAGCTCGTGATCGAACAGGGTGGCGCCGTCCTTGGAGTCGTTGGGCCAATCTTCGGGAAGGCTCACACCCAATGCCTTCGCCCGCTTTTTGATATGGGCGATGGTGGCGCTGCGGTTCTTCGCCCGGCCAAGCGCCCGCATGGCATCGTGCAGGTCCTCCTCGTTCTCAATGGGATAGCCACCGCCGCGCATGGCGGCGCCGCGCTTGACCGCCTCCTCGCGCATGGCGGCGGTGAACTCGCGGTCGCCGACCCAGTCCTCCTCGGCGTCGTCGACGGTGGCCTGGTCATGGTCCGGGCTTCGCTGGAACGCCCGGCACACCAACATGGTGTCCTCCTTGACCAGGCGGCCAATCTTGCCGTCGCCAAGCACGCATTCCATGCCTTCGGGGTAGGCGCCAAGCGGGTAGGTACCGGCCGGCACGGTCAAGGCGTCCCCGCGCCCCACCTGCATGGTGCGGTTGCCGGGCGGGACGTTGGCCCCATAGCCCTTGCCAACGCTGGTCTCCATGATCCTAGGGCCGTTGGCGCCGGCGCCACCACCGGCCGACGTCGCCATGATACGGGGGTCGCTAGGCGCGGCGTCGGTAGGCACGCAAATGAGGTCACCACCGCGCGCCCGAAGCGTGCCCGGACGCCCGTCAATAGTGCAGGCATCGCCGGGGCTGCAACTTGCCGGGTAGCCGCCGCCGGGGACGTCGGTAGACCATGGAAGTTGATGGTTGATATTGCCGATAGTGCCGTCCTGATCGCGTTTGCGCATGGCTTCGTCCTTCTTTGCCACCCACTTGCCGGTGGCGCTCTTCTCATACTTGTGTTTGACCGCGGCCCAGGCCACGGCGGCGGATTTCTCCTCGCTGCCTTCGTACTGGCTCATCGCCGCGTTATGGGCCTTGCGCCAGATGCGCTGGCCATGTGACGGCAAGTGCTTGCGCACTGCCGGCGGAAGTTCGGCATTGGATGCATAGGGCATGATTAGCTCCGGAGAGTCGGGGACCGGTGGGGTTGACACACCGGCCCCCGCCCACAGACCGGCGGATGCGTTCGGCAACCCAGGATGGGAAGCCCCGCCGATTGTTAGAAGATCAAATGCAAATAGAAGCTGACGAGCACGGCCGCGACAATCAGGCACAGCACCATAATAACGATGTAGACATCACGGTCGTCGTCGTGCATGGGATTGCGCCTCGCTGCTGTCGACGTAGCGTTGCACCTGCAGCAACAACACGTTGGCGTCGGCGGTCAACTCGGCTTCCTTGCGATTGATGGGTCCGTAGTGCTGGCGCAAGTGGCGCAAGGTGGTAGCACAGGTTGCGCAAGCGAAGGTCGGCCAGTGCTTGCACATCCACTGGAACCGTTCGCCGTTGCCGGAACCGTAGTTGTCCCAGTCGTCGTCGGAGCATTCGACATCGCTGCTGAAGACGTCGCCGAAGCCCTGCGGGTGGTCGCCGTTGCCGGCGTTGTAATCGGCGAACAAGGTATCGAAATGCGACGAGCCGTTGTGGGCGTTGTAGCTGGTCTGGAAAAGCCCGGCTTCGGCGGTGTCGCTGGTAGTATTGTCGGCGCTCATGTCACGCCCGCAGCAGTGCTCGCCGCTCGACTCGCGCATCCCCAGGCCCATAAGCAAGGCCCACAGGTGGCGCAGGGTATTGGCGCCGTCGCGGCTTACATTCATGCCCAAGGTGCGGAATTCTTCGGCATACCAATCAAGCACATCGGTGTCGGGGTCGCCGCTTGCGCCCTTGGCCATGTCGACCGCCGGAGGGTAGCCAGCCCTGAACTGCCGGTAGGTATTAGCCCAAGCCAAGGCAAAGCCTTCAACGTAACCTTCGGGAGCGACGCCGCGGTCTTTCCATTCACAATCGCTGACCGCCGATTCGGAAGCGATCTCGCGAATACGCAGGATGCGCTCCTCGCTAAGCGGCAGCGGCAAGTAGCTGCGCTGCGGGAGGTCGCGCTCGTAGAGCGCCTCCCAGGTCTGCGGCCCGACAATGCCGTCGACGTCGAGACCGCGGCTGCGCTGGTAATTGATCACGGCCTCCTGCGTCATCGGGCCAAAGTCGCCATCCTGGCCATCATCGGGGAACCGCGGCAATAGCCGCTGCAAGTCGTAGACGTCGGGACCGTAATCGCCCTCGCTAATCACCGGGCGATCTTCGATTGGCTCATCACGCGGGTTGAGCGGCGGCAGGTCTTCCGGGCGCACCGGCTCGCCGGGCGGCCGCACCACGATAGTCTCGCCGCTTAACTCCTGGGCGATGGCGGCACAAATGCTGTCGAACTGCGACTGGTACTGCGCGGCGTCGGCGCTGCTGTCGACGAACACCGTCTCGATTAGGATGGCGGGGGCCGTCGTGTTGTTGAGGAAATACAGATCGGTACGTTTCTTCGCACCTCTATCGGGCAGATCCGCCTCCTCGGCAATGGCAGCGGATACGCGTGCAGCGAGGGGCTTGTTCGCATCGGAAACGAACAGGCACTCGGTCCCCATCGGCTTGCTGGTGGTCTCGTAGGCGTTGAAGTGGACCGAGACATCCAGCTCGCGACTTTTCGAGTTATGGAAGTCCACGATTCGCTCCAAGTTCTCGCTTTGGTTGTCCGACACATCATCATGAAAGGTGACCACGTCGACGCCGACGGGGCGCAAGTAATCCGCAACCTGCTCGACGACCCGGCGTGCTTCGTTGACCTCGTCCAGATAGCCACTTGCGCCTCGTATATACTTCCCGTGACCTGAGCTAATCACGATCCTCATGGTTACCTCCTCTGTAACTCCTGCTCCCGGTGCTCAATTTGCCGCATGGCGGTAGTGTAGCCGCGCCTGGCGATCTGCAGCCCGTTCTGGAATTGGGCGGCCTCGGTGGCGCGGGTATCAGTAAGCCACACCCCGAAAAGCCTGACCAGGCGCTCCTTGTAGGCTTGCTCCAGCGCCTGCTTGTCCAAGGCAAGAAGGTACGGGTCGGGGGCAATGCCGGCATAGACATCCGGCGGCGGCGGTGGCGCCGGCGCTGCCAGCAGCCAGACCAAGACCGCCCACACCAGGATGGTGGCAGCGGCAATGGCAAGGCGAATGATTAGCGGGCGAAACGAGCGTCCCATAGCGGCACCACGGCACATCGGCAGTTGGGATGCGGCGGGTAGAGGTCTTCCGCCTCGTCGAGGGTGTAGGGGCTGTCGTCGGCGAGGTCCTCACAGATCGGGCAGACGTCATCGTCGCCGGCGGTGAGCCAGTTGACCTGGTCGTCGCCCTCGCCGCGGCGCTCAAACTCCCAAGGGTCGAAGGCGGCGTCGACGGTAGAATGCGCCTGCCGGTTGCGCATCAGGATGTGCTCGGGAATGATGCCAACCTGGGTAAGCCCGGCATGGCGGTACACCGCAAGCTTGATGCGATTATAGGCTTTCACCGTGTAGGTATTGGCCATGGCGGTAAGCCGCGGCAGGCCAATCTTGGTCACCACCTTGTTGATCTCGCGATAAGCGGACAGCGGCGTCACCGTATGGTGGATATGGTCGGCGACAAGGCGCGCCACCGCCATCATGACCGCGCCGCCAATGCCGCGAATCTCATTGCCAACCTGCTCGTTGAGCAACGCGGTCACTTCGCGGTAGTTCCGCTGCGTCGGCTTGGTGTCCAACTCGGCTTCGCGCAGGCCTTTGCCCAAGGCCCGGCGCAGGTAGCCTTCCCACCATAACGACTGCTGCATGGTGGCTTCCCAGGCGTTCATCATCCATAGGCCAAAAGCCCGAAGCTTGGCGTCCGCCGAGAGGTTGGCGAACTGCCGCGGCGACGGCGCATGAATGGATTCGACGGACAGATTTTGTCCG